GAAAACAATCATCTATGGTTATCAACTGCTACTACTGCTGGCGGTATAAAATTATACGCAAATACTTCAACCATTTTATTATCTAATACTACTGGCACTTATATTAATGGCACACAGGCTGTTATTAACAGTGGAACTTGGTCTATCAATATCAATGGTTCAGCAGCTTCGGCCACAAACGCTTCTGCTGCCACTAACGCTACTTATGCTACAACCGCTGGATCAGCGCCTAACCCTAACGCCGTAACATTCAATAATGGTGGTGCTGGAGCAGCTTCTGGTAGCACTTATACTGGCGCTGCGACATTAACGGTTTCATACAATACTGTTGGCGCTCCATCAACTACTGGAACAAACGCTTCTGGAACTTGGTCTATCAATATCAATGGTTCAGCAGCTTCTGCAACTAATGCTTCTGCAGCTACTAATGCTACTTATGCTACTAGTGCTGGTACTTCCGGTGTAAACAACGCAGATAACTACGTTAATGTAAGAGTTATTCGTAATTCTAACCTGGCAACAAATAACGATGGTATGTTTATTGGGTACGGTAGCACTAATTCTGGTGCTACTAGAATTTATGGAGCAGGTAGCACTGTTGGACACTCTTACATAGACGCTTCTGGAAATTGGTTCAGAAGCGATGCTGTTCAGTATGTATTGAATACTGGAACTTGGTCGATCAACGTTAATGGGTCTGCTGGTTCTACTACCCAAGCAGTCACATTCAATAATGGTGGTGCTGGTGCAGCTTCTGGAACAACATTCAACGGCGGAACAGCCAGAACAATTTCTTATAACTCAATTGGAGCTCCGTCAACTACTGGAACAAACGCTTCTGGAACTTGGTCTATCAACATCAATGGATCAGCAGCATCAGCAACTAATGCTTCAGCCGCCACCAACGCCACTTATGCAACCAATTCTGGATATCCAGGCGTTGGGTTAGACTATCAGAGCGTAACTAATGCTGCTGCGTTGCAATCAACTGGTTGGGCTTCTTATCCTCATTATAAGGTTTATTTCTGGAACACTTTGCCAGTTACACAGTCTCAGTCTTTATATATGAGAATTTATATTGCCGGCGCTTTTGGAACAAGTAATTATTATCATGAATCATTAGCTGCGTACAATAATGGTAATGGTGCATATTATGGCGGCACTTATACTTTTTGTTATTTAACATATCCAGGTTACTTTATCACCGCAGCGACAGGTGGTAGCGGTATGGCAGGAACTATTGAATTATTAGGCGCTAACGTTGCGTCTGTATATAAATCATTTAGATGGGATGTATACGGAGCAGCATATACTACTGGATTTGGACACCGAGCATTTGGTGGTGGATGGTATACGGGATCTACAGGAGCTATTACTGGTATTCAGTTATATTCTTCCTCTGGAAATATTACAGGTAACATGAGAGTTGTTGGATATAATTAATTTTAATACTAAATATATTTAAAATAAAACCATAGGGGAAAGGGAACCATGGCTAATAAAGATTTCGTAGTTAAAAATGGCTTATCTACAGGAACTAACTCAGTTTCCATAGGAACAGCTTTGACTGTATCTTCAAATGGTAATGTTGGTATTGCTAATACTACTCCTGCAAATAAATTGTCAATTGCTGGCACAGTTGCTCTTGGTAACACTAGTGTTACCGGCTGGGTAAATGCTTCTTCTGGTTTTTATGGAACTGTTCAGACAGCAACTCAAGGCACGATAGATCACAACTCCCTTTCCAATTATTCAGCAGATCGCCACATAGCTCATAGCACAATTTCAATAACTGCTGGTACAGGTTTGTCTGGCGGTGGAACGATCGACGCTAATAGAACTTTAAATGTTACCAATGTTCCAAATGCATTAACAATTAATAATGGTGGAGCAGGTTCGGCTTCCGGAACAACATTTAATGGTAGCTCTGCAGTTACCATTTCATACAATAGTATTGGAGCTCCATCAACTACTGGCACTAACGCCTCTGGTACTTGGTCTATAAGTATTAACGGTTCAGCTGCTTCGGCTACCAACGCTACTTATGCTACTAGTGCTGGTAGTGCTACTAATGCCACCTATGCAACATCGGCTGGTTCCACTTCTCAATCTCTAACTTTTGCCTCAGATGGAACTGGTGCTATTTCTGGCACTACGTTTAATGGAGGAACTGCTAGAGTTATCTCATATAACTCTATCGGAGCTCCAAAGACAGACGGAACTAATGCTTCCGGAACTTGGTCTATTAACATCAACGGTTCAGCTGCTTCGGCTACGAATGCTTCTGCCGCTACTAATGCTACTTATGCAACATCGGCCGGATCGACTTCTCAAGCAGTGACATTTAATAATGGCGGAGCAGGCGCTGCTTCTGGCACTACGTTCAACGGCGGAACAGCCAGAACAATTTCTTATAACTCAATTGGAGCTCCGTCAACTACTGGTACTAATGCTTCTGGCACTTGGTCTATTAACATCAACGGTTCAGCTGCTTCTGCCACTAACGCATCAGCTGCTACCAATGCCACCTATGCAACTTCTGCTGGTTCAGCTACTAATGCCACCTATGCAACTTCTGCTGGCACTTTCACAAGCATATCGCAAGATTCAAGATTTAATTCTATAGGTGTTGGTATGGCCGCTCAAGGTAGCTCTACCATATATGCCATGGGTGATATTGTCGGTGGTTATTCCGACGAAAGATTGAAAACTGACATTAAACCAATTGAAAATGCTCTAGAAAAAGTTATGAGTATTTCTGGAGTTAATTTTAGAAGTAATGATTTAGCATCAACTTTTGGTTATAATGAAACAAATCAAGTCGGTGTACTGGCACAAGAACTAGAAAAAGTTCTGCCACAAGTAGTTAGATTGGCACCTTTTGACGTGGAAACTGTTGACGGTGTTCAAAGATCTATCTCTGGTGAAAACTATAAAACTGTTCAATATGAAAGAATAGTTCCATTATTGATCGAAGCTATCAAACAACTAGCAAAAGAAGTTGAAGATCTAAAAAGTAAGGTCTAATTATGCCAGGAACAAAAATTAATAATTCTGGTGTTACGTTTCCAGATGGTTCTTTACAACCAACTGCACGTGGTACCAGACAGTATTTGACAACGATAACAGCTTCTAATTCTGGTTCGATACAGTATACAGGCCATACAAATACATATAATCATTATGATTATGTATTGAATAATGTAATGTGCACTAGTGGTTATTATTTGTGTTACAGATATTATGTAAGTGCAGTTTATCAATCTTCAGGATATTACACAGCAGGTTGGGTTAACAGTAATTCTAATGGGTGGGCCCCACAAGGCGGTTATACTGCATATGCAGTTATTGATAGTTATACGTATAATGTTGCTGGTGGTGGTGTTTCTGGATGTTTGACTTTGTATAATTGCCGCCAAACAACAAATGTAAAATTTTCTCTTTTTCATGCAGCTGGAAAATATTATACTGCTGGGTATTCAGCGCAGTTTGGAGGAGGAACTACTTGGTCAGGGTCTAATGCTGCAGTCGATGGAATACAATTTCTACCAACTGGAGGTTCTATAATTTCCGGATCTGTAGATATATACGGATGGAATTAATAAATGCCAACAAGTTTAAAAAGCTCTAATGTAACATTTCCTGACGGAACAACTCAGACTACAGCAAGAGGCGCTAGAACTCTTCTTACAACTTTAACCGCTTCTAGTAGTGCTTCATTGTCTTATACGGGTTTTAGTGATTCATATAACAATTATGAATTGCTTGTTTACAACATGATGTCAGCAACGTTAAATGTTGGTTTTTATATGCGATATTATTTCGACGGTGGTTTTAATTCTGGCACATATTATTCTACAGGCGTTTGGATCAATCAATACGCAACCACTGGTAGCCCACCATTTGTTCCTGCTAGTGGATATGCTGGTATTGGCGGTTCTGTTGGATATATACCATTAACTTATTCCAATTACGCTTTCAACGGTAGTAGTGCTGGTGTTAGTGGAATGATTAGATTCACAAATTGTCGTAATACTTCTTCTTCAAAGAATTATAATTTTGTTTTATCCGGAATGGATTATACGACAAATTATGCTGCACTTACTTTTGGTGGTGGAACACATAGTTCTTCTACTTCTAAACTTGATGGTTTTCAAATATATTATAGTTCAGGAAATATACAAGCCGGAACTATAAGAGTCTATGGTTGGAACTAAAATAGGAAAATAAATGGCAACTTCAGCAATCAGCAGTGGTGTAAGATATTCTGATTCAACCATACAAACAACTCAATATGGTAATAAACAATTTATAGCAGAATACACTGCATCTAATAGTGCTGCTCTTTATCCAGCGTTCAATACTTCATATAATCACTATGAATTGGTGTTTAATAATCTATTGCCTGTCACACAAAGCACTGGACTATGGTGTTATTTTTATGTTGCGGGTGCCTACAGAGGTCTTAATTATTACAGACATGTTTTGTATGGTATTTACAATAACAATAGTGGTTCTTTTGGTGGTGGTGATTATTCTTATATACCATTGTGTTATAATGGATATTTTGTGAATTATTCTAATGGTGGTGTTTCTGGTAAATTCATTATATATAATACAAGACAAACAACTCATATAAAAAATTATGAATTTTGGATTACAGGATATCTATATACCAGCGGTTATCTCGGTTATCACCATGGTGGTGGATTCTGGGATGGAACGCCTAGTGGTGTAAGCGGTATAACAAACACCATCGATGGTATGCAAATAAATGCACAGTCCGGTAATCTATCTTCAGGTTCAGTAACACTTTACGGTTTTAATTAAAGGATTATAAAATGTCAACAACAGGTTATAAAGCAAGATTTGACACTGACGCAGTAGTTCGTCTTTCTGATAATATGATTATTGGCCCAGAACATGTAGAAGAATGGGCAGATTATCAAGCTTGGCTTGCAGAAGGTAATGTAGTAGAGGACCCGGATCCTATACCATATATGCCGCCATTGACAGTTAGTATTGCATCAGCTTCTAACCCAGATTTAAATGGCGATTATCCTTATGGCACCGAGGTTCAACAGAAAATTTCTTCTATTCTTTTATATATTCAAATGAACAATGCATTCCCAGGAAACTCTAACACATTAGATTGGCCAGATTTTGGTATGAATATTCATACATTTACTAGTGTTCAACAATTTAAAGATTTTGCTAATGCAATTGTTGAGTTTTCTATTAATGCAAGTAATAAAGTGCCAGTGCCTCTTCCTATAAATATACCATAAAATAGATTAAGGGAATCAAATGACTCCGACAACAAGAGCAGAATTTACTGAAAATTGTCTTCGAAGACTAGGTAAACCAGTAATTGAAATTAATGTTGATGAAGATCAAGTTTCCGATCGCATCGACGAAGCTCTGCGTTATTTTTGGGATTATCATTTTGATGGTTCAGAAAAAACATATTATAAAAGACAAATAGATGCAACAGATATATCTAACAAATATATTGCCCTTCCTGATAATATTATTGGCGCTGTAAACATTTTTCCTCTTGGTTCTGCTCTTGGTCTTAATAATCTATTCAATATTCGTTATCAGATTGCTCTTAACGACCTTTATACTCTAACATCTGTTTCAATGGTTCCATATTATATGGCTATGAATCATGTTCAGTTTCTTGAACAAATGTTAGTAGGTCAGCAACCGCTACGATATAATCGTCATAATAATAGACTTTATATTGACATGTCTTGGGATCAGATTGCTGTTGGTAACTATTTGATTGTCGAAGCGTATCAAGTTGTAGATCCAGATGTTTGGACTAAGGCTTGGAGCGATCGTTGGTTGCTTAGATATGCAGCTTGTTTGATTAAACAACAGTGGGGAACAAACCTTAAAAAGTTTGAAGGCATGAAAATGCCTGGAGGTCTAACCTTTAACGGTCAAAAGATTTATGATGAAGCGACAGCTGAAAGAGCAGATCTAGAAAAAGAAATGATTTATTCATACAGCTTACCAGCAACTGATATGATCGGGTAATTATGGCCACTAATTTCTTTTTCAATAATTTTCAGGCTTCTCAGGAACAGCTGTTACTTGAAAATCTAATCATAGAATCTATTAAGATCTATGGCCAGGACATGTATTATCTTCCTAGAACTCTGAATAATTATGATGAAGTTTATGGCGCAGACGATTCGTCAAGTTACGAAGCTGCGTATCCTGTAGAAATGTATATCAAATCAATTGATGGGTTCTCTGGCGACGGAGAATTCCTATCAAAATTTGGTGTCGAAATACGCAATCAAGTTGTATTTTCTATTGCTCGTAGAATATTTAATGAAGAAATTGGTGAGTTTACTACTCAAGTAAGACCAAACGAAGGCGATGTTATTTGGTTTCCATTAAATCAAAGAGCGTTTGTTATTCGTTTCGTGAATAAGTATGAAATGTTTTATCAACTGGGCGCTTTACAAACATGGGAAATGACTTGTGAAGTGTTCGAATATTCTGGTGAAAGATTCAATACAGGTATACCTGAAATCGATGCTTTAGAAAAACAGAACAGTCAAAATATTCTTGATTGGACAATTGATGATGATTCTGACAATGGCCCAATATTGACTGAAGATGGTGATTACCTTATTCTTGAAAATGCAGCTGCAGGCAATGTCACAGCGGATGATAGTATGGAAATACAGGCAGAGTCCGATCAATTTATTGATTTCTCCTCTATAGACCCATTCAGTGAAGGAAATATCTAATGTTTGGCAAACCATTTTATTTCAGCCTCATTAGAAAATACGTAATTCTTATGGGCACATTGTTGAACGATATTCGCATTACAAGAACAGATGCATCAGGTAACGTCACTGCTCTGTTAAAAGTGCCAATTACATACGCAGCAAAAGATAAAATGCTTGCTCGTGTTCTTCAAGATCCTACATTAGATAAAACTAATGCTGTTCCTGCTATGCCTATGATTTCGTTTGAGATGGGTAAAATGGAATATGATGGATCTAGAAAGTTAAACACTATCGGAAGAATAGCTGTTAAAGACGCTGATGACATTAGTAAGTTTAAATATCAATATAATCCAGTACCGTACAATATAAATTTTAAAGCATATATCTATGTAAAAAATGCTGAAGATGGAACTAAAATTATAGAACAAATTCTTCCGTATTTTACTCCAGACTGGACAACTACAGTTAATCTTATTCCTGAAGTAAATGTAACAATGGATATTCCTATTGTTCTGAACAACATCAATCAGATTGATAAATACGATGGCGCATATGTTGAAAGAAGAGCTATTATTTGGGAACTAGATTTCACCCTCAAGGGTTATATCTATGGTCCGATTAAATCTTCTGGTATTATTAAGTTTATTAGAACTCAGTTTTATATACCTTCTACAAATACTGCTGCTGAAGGTAGAGGCGTAACCCCAATGATTGAAAAGGTTACTATTCAGCCAGGTTTGAACGCAAATGGTGATCCAATTACATACACCGGAAAACCAAATGCAAATACTGGCACTTTGCCATATACAGAAATTGACGCTGACGATGATTATGGGTTTATTACTCAAATTTACAACACTGATGAGATTGAATGACAGAAAAAGATGATGATCCTATTGGCAAGGCATTAGGTCTGCCGCCATTAGAATATGAAAAACAAATAGACAATATAATTGCTAAAGCTCATGATGATTCTGCTAGGAATGATTTTGAAGCTGCAAGAGCTAATTTGTATGAAGTAATTCAAACAGGTCAAGAAGCCATTGGTAAATTAACTGAGATCGCAGCAGCTTCTCAGCATCCACGTGCATTCGAAGTCTTGGCCAAACTTATGGATACAGTGGTCAACACTAATAAAGAACTGTTAGATCTTCAAACTAAAATTAGAGATATTGACGCCAAAGATAGTCCTATAAACGAAAAAGCTCAGACTATTAATAACAACTTATTTGTGGGTTCAACTGCCGAGTTACAAAAAGTTCTCAAGGATATGAAGAACAATGAATGAGTTGGTGGGTGGTTATAAGGGTAATGTTCTTCTAAAGAAAACTAATCAGAACATTGAATGGACTCCGGACCTTGTTCAGGAGTATGTAAAATGTCAGAACGATCCTGTTTATTTTACTGAAAATTATATGAAGATTATCTCGATTAACGAGGGTCTTACAAGTTTCAAGTTGTATGGTTACCAGAAAGAAATGGTGACTTCATTTAAAGACAACCGTTACACTATTGTTACTACTGCTCGACAGGCAGGTAAGTCAACAACTACCTGCGCCTTCATCCTTTGGTATATTATTTTTCACCCTGATAAGACCGTAGCCCTACTAGCCAACAAGGGCGATACGGCTCGAGAAATTCTTGGTCGTGTTCAGTTGGCTTACCAGCACTTACCT